TATCAAATATAAAGTATATCATATTTTAGGATGAAATTTAAAAAGGTAAAAAAATAGAAAAGGAACAAATTATTGATGCTTATAGCGAAGGCGATATTAATGGAATAATGGATAATAGAAAAATGGCGGAACAATACTATAACGAAACATTTAACAAATAATATGAAGCCAATACACAGATATAATAATACTGATGGGTTAACTTTGTGCCGTAACTGCAGGGTAGTAATAGCAAAAGAATTAACTGATGCTTTATACTGTAATAAATGCAAAGGCTATGATAAACAAAAACAAAGTAGCTAACAAATATAACAAATAGTTATTATTGCTTTGAATAAACAAATTATTTCAAATGGAAAATAAAAGTAAAGCAGGTGGCAAGCGTGAAGGCGCAGGCCGTAAACCAAAAGCAGAAGAAATAGCTTTAATTGAAAAGCTTTCGCCATTAGAACCATTAGCATTTTCAGCTTTAGAAAAAGGTTTGGAACGTGGTGACTTTAAATTTACGCAGTTATTTTATAACTACTATGCAGGTAAACCAAGGGAAACAAAAGATGTAACCCTAACAACAGAACAACCTATATTCAACTTAGATGATTTAGGGGACTTGTAAGAAACGATAATGGAATTTATAGTAACTACTGCTTTAAAAAAGCTATTACGTCTACAAAAGCGTATTAAGGTCGTTAGGGGTGGAACATCTGCCTCTAAGACCTTTTCTATTTTACCTATACTAATAGACAGGGCAATAAAAACACCTAACCTTGAAATTAGTGTAGTATCTGAATCTATACCACATTTGCGTAGGGGTGCATTAAAAGACTTCTTAAAAATAATGATGGCACTTGGTAGGTATAACGACAACCAATTTAATAAGTCAACTTTAAAATATACATTTGGCAATGGCAGTTATATTGAATTCTTTTCAGTTGACCAACCTGACAAATTACGTGGTGCAAGAAGAAACATTTTATATGTTAATGAGTGTAACAATGTAGACTTTGATTCTTACTACCAATTAGCAATTAGAACAAGTGGGGAAATATGGTTAGATTATAACCCTTCTAGTTTATTTTGGGTAGATAGGGAAATAATAACGCAAGATGATGTAGATTTTATTACATTAACCTATTTAGATAATGAAGCATTAGCTGACACTATTGTAAAGGAAATAGAATCAGCAAAGGTAAAGGCAGAAACTTCTGCTTATTGGGCTAATTGGTGGCAGGTATATGGATTAGGTTTAACAGGTTCTTTAGAGGGTGTATGTATTCCTGATTGGCAAGAAATAAACCTACCTACTGAAGCTAGATTACTTTGTTATGGAATGGACTGGGGTTATAGCAATGATCCAACTTCTTTAATAGCTATGTACAAATACAATGATGCTTATATATTTGACGAACTAATATACCAAAAAGGATTACTTAATTCAGATATCAGCGACTTACTTAAAACAAATGGTGTGAATGATATAGTGTATGCAGATAGTGCTGAACCAAAATCAATTGCTGAGTTAAATAGTTATGGTCACAATGTGTTACCGGTTAGCAAAGGTAGAGATAGCATCGTATACGGCTTGAATTTAATTAATCAGAATAAAGTTTATGTTACATCAAGAAGCAAGAACTTGATTAATGAATTAAGAAACTACATTTGGATGACTGACAAACAAGGTAACAAACTAAATAGACCTATTGATGCTTACAACCACGCTATAGATGCAATGCGTTATGCTATGACTTCACAATTAGAAAATCCAAACAAAGGAACATATTACGTTTATTAATGAGTTACGGACAAATCATAGCAACTATACAATGCTACATTCATCACATCAAAGGAATTGAAGTAGCGATTAACTTGCCAAGAAACATTGGTGAAATAAAAAAGATGCAGAAAATGTATTTAATTGCTGAAAAATATTTGCAGGTTTAAAATCATTTTGTATATTTGCTATAACATTAAACAAATATAATTATGGAATACTACGACTACCAAAACGAATACCCTGAAAACGAATGCAGGTATTGCGGTGAACCTTGTGAAAATTCATATTGCGATAAGCAATGTGAACGAGCAGATGAAGATTAGGTTTTAAATATGTTGGTTAAAGAGGTAGTCAGAAATGGCTGCCTTTTTTTTGTTTAATACAATAATGTGAAATAATTATTAATAAAGAAAACAAAACATAATGAAAATAGAATTAACAATACCAACAACGCTAAACGATATTAAATTGGCTCAATACCAAAAGTTTTTATCAATAGTAAAAGATAATGAAGAAAGCGAATTCTTGCAACAAAAGATGGTGCAAATATTTTGTGGTATAGATTTAAAAGATGTAGCACAAATTAGATACAAAGACGTTGCTGAAATAAATACAAGTATCAATACTCTATTCAGTAAAGAGAATCATTTAATACAACGATTTAAAATGGGTGGTGTAGAGTTTGGATTTATACCTAATCTTGATGAGATGAGTACTGGAGAGTATATGGATTTAGATACGTACATAACTGATTGGGATACTATGCATAATGCAATGGCAGTATTATATAGACCAATTACAAATAAGTTAGGTAACAAGTATCAGATAGAAGAATACAAAGGATCTATTACATATGCTGATGTAATGCGACACGCTCCATTAGATGTAGTTTTTGGTGCTATGGTTTTTTTTTACAATTTAGGGAACGACTTATTGAAAAGTACAGTCAACTATTTGGAAACGAATCAGGAAGTGCAGAATATTCTGAACAAGCACAATTTGGAAAACGTTGGGGATGGTATTCAAGTATCTATGCTATCGCTAAAGGAGACGTTAGAAGATTTGATGAAGTTTCCAAGTTACCAATCACCCAAAGTTTAACTTGGCTAACATTTGAAAAGGAGAAAACAGAAATAGAAATGAAATTAATAAATAAAAAATAATGAAAGGATTTTACGAAATAAGTCAAGCAATTAAAACCCAACTGGATGATGATGCTTTTGTAAATACAGTTACTATTGGTGACATATTTAAAGTTGACTTGAACAAACAAACTATATTCCCTTTGTCGCATATTATGATTAACAACGCTACTTATAATGGAAACACTTTCAATTATAACGTTTCTGTTTTATGTATGGATATTGTAGATGAATCAAAAGAAGCTACTACTGATTTGTTTAGAGGTAATGATAATGAACAAGATGTATTACATACACAAGAAATGGTTGCAAGAAGATTACTTGAAATGTTAAACAGAGGTGACTTATATGATGATGGGTTTCAATTAAGCAATGGTTCAGCTTCTATAGAATACTTTGTAGACAGATTTGAAAACAAGATTGCTGGAGTGACTATGACATTTGATGTAATGACTTTTAATGATATGACTATCTGTTAATCTGATAAAATGGCTAAAGAATTAAAAGAAGTTAATATTGTTTTAAAACGCTTTAGAGATTATGTGATTCAACAATCAAGAAGTAATTTGTCTAAAAGCAGAAAGAACGTTTCTAAGGAACTATACAATAGTTTGAAAGGCGAAATAGTCACAGAAGATAATTATTCAATTGTGGGCTTTAAAATGGCCGACTATGGTATGTTTCAAGACAAAGGTGTTAAAGGTTTAACAAGTTCAGCTAAAGCACCTAATAGTCCTTTTAAATTCGGAAGTGGTACAGGTAAAAAAGGTGGGTTAACTAAATCAATATTAGAATGGGTACAAGCGAAAAGATTTCAATTCCGAGACAAGAAGAATGGAAAGTTTATGACTTACAAACAAACAGGGTATCTTATTTCTCGCTCTATTTTTCACAAAGGAATTAAACCAAGTTTATTCTTTACAAAACCTTTTGAAGCAGGATATAAAAAATATATAAACACTGATTTAATGAAAGCATTTAGTCAGGACATAGATACAATGATAGATTATAACTTAACAAATATAAAATGATAATATATTCAAGAAGTCCATACTTCATAACAGTAAATGAAACATCACAAGTTGGTTCTAAAATAGAATTAAGATTGTGGAATGGTACAGGTGCATCACCTACACCTGCAACTTATACATTTAGTAAACCTATTGCAAGTTCAACTCAAATAGAAAATGTTTATAACATTAGTCCTTTTGTAAAAGAATATATTGATAATGTTGCACCTAATTACGCTGCAGGTGAAACTGATTCTACTACAATGTGG